GGTCGCCAGCCAGGACGCCGCGGACGAAAGCGCCGGGAGTGTCTAGCGCGTAGCCAAACGCCGACAGGCCAGAGGAGCCCTGGTTGGCAAGCTCTCGGAGGAGTGAGTCCTTCTCCTCCTCCGGCATCAGGTCGGCTAGGGTGCGGCGCTTCCGCAGGGGGACGACCCCAAGCGGATCGATGTCGCCATCGTAGATGTCAAACAGCGGTGACTGCGACACTGCAACTACCCAGTGAACCCGCCGTCAGCGCCGCCGGCGCTCGGACCAGTCGCGCCGGCTGGCGGCATCTGTATGAGCGGAACCGAACCAGACGTCTCGTTCAGGATCGCATCTATCTCTTCGTTGCTATAGCCGTTTTCATGGTCTGCCAGCGCTTCGCGTGCCCGCCTTTCGGCGGAGCCGGCATCTGAGGCACCGCGTCGCGCGTTGTTGGCAATCGCGCGGCCCTGCCGGATGCGCTGTTCCTGCTGCAGCCGCTCCTTGTACCGAAGGGCCTCAAAGTCGGCTGCCCCCTGGGCGAACCCCTGGCCCGTTGCGACCCGCTGGCCAAGCTCCGTGAGTTGCTGGTTTTGTGCAGCAGTGACGTCGTTTGGCGTGGCGCCCCGGATTAAGCCTCCGCTCAGCTGGTTCGCCATGACCTGGTTCCGCCAATCATCAGGCAGCATTCCAAGGCCGGCGGAGAACGCTCGCGTGCCACCAGGCCCGCTGGTCGGCTGGCCTCCGGCAAGCATGGCAGCCTGGCGGGCAGCCTTCACTCGCTCCAGGCGGTCGCGGTCGCGGTTCGTCTGAGCCTGGTCGCGGGCGCGATCATACATGGCGTGCGAGCCTAGAGCAGGAGCGGGCTTTCCGGCATCGCGAGCAGCTTGAGCCTCCGCCTCGGCCTGCGAGACAAGCCCCTCTGCCTCCGCATACGTCATGCCACCGCTTTCCGCGATGGCCTTGATGCGGGCCCTGCGGGCGCGGGGAGATCCTGGAGCGAAGCCGCCGAACCCCTGCGGGACCTCGTTGTAAGCCCGCGTGGCTCCATCACCCGTGTACTTGTAGACCCGGCGCTTCGCGCCCGTGATGTCTCGCTCTTCGACAACTTCGTAGCCATGCTCTGCAAGGTCCGGCCGCATCCCAGGAACGCCATCGCGGCCGATCTGGTCTGGGTGGTACTCAGCACTGACCATGTACCGCACGCCATCCGGGGTCTGGATGGGCACCATTCCACGCGCCGCCATGTCCATGTCGCGGTTGGACATGTCGTACCCGCCGGAGCCGGACGGAGCGCGGTAGTTGTATTGGTACTGCTCTTCAGGGCCCATCTCGCGGGACACCGACGTCGGCACGCCCGTCGGATCGTTTGGCCCTGGCACCCTGCGGCCCGGGGTTTGGACCTCCGACGCACGCCCGCCGGCTATGCGTGAGTCCAGCTCACCGTGGGTGCTAGTGGTGCCCTTCTTGCCTCGGCGGGACGCCTCAACCTGGGCGGCCTGCCAGGCAGCGTTGGGGGCCATCTTCTTGGTCTTCACAAGGTACGTGGCGACCTGCTTGACCAGTTCGACGTCGGCCCCCTCAAACGCCTCCCAGCCTGCCCACATGTCGTCCGGCGCCGAGGGCGCAGGATTGGCAGCGGGCTTGCTTCCAAACTTCACCTCTCCGTCGGCGGGCAGGGGCAGGCGGGCACCATCATTGCGGCTGTAGCTTTCAAGTGGCGGAAGCTGCGATGCGGGCCGGGCGGGAGGGGCTGACCTGGCCGCCTTGCCGCGGTTTCGCCATGCATCCTCCTCCTCCATCACGGCACGCTCGCGGGCCGCATCAGGGTCCATGCCCTGATTGATGAAGTACTGCTCCATGTCAACAATCCGCTGCTCGCTGCGGCTGTAGCGCGGAACCTCCTTCTCGGCCATCTCAATCGCCATCTCAGGCGAGTAGACGCCGGGGTTCTCCACCATGATCTGCTCGGCACGGCTCTGGACGGACTCTTTCCGATCCCACACCGGGTAGCCGCCTGCATAGCCAAGCTCGTTCCTGCCGGGGTTCACCCATTCGTCAGGGCCAACGGCGCCACCAGGGATATCCGGCAGCGGGTAGTCCCGTCCCCACAGCTGCCGAGACATGCGGGTGCGCTCGTCTGCCTGCCGCTGCTGCCAGGTCGCTTCGTCCATCCAGCCGGTAGGCATAACTATCTCCCGTATCGCTGCCGCAGGATCCGGCTGATGGCCTCAGACGGGCTCTCGTTGTCGAAAGAAATAGCCGGGTCTTCTGTAAAAATGTCCGGCGTAGGCATGGGGTCAGGCGGAATAGATGGGTCCCTGAACTCCTGGATTGCGGCCTCCATAGGCCCTAGACCGGAGTCAAACGTGATGTCCTCCCCAAGCTCGTCCATGGCCGCCAGCATCGCCTCACTGGTCAGGCGGCGGCCCTCCAGACGCCTGTCGGCATCGGCGGCGTACGCACGCTGGTCTTCCGACCGCATCTGCCTGTTGGCCAGGGCGTCATACACGCCGACGCCCCCCGCCGCGGCGGCGACCGCTGGCACCGCGTACTTGCTGGCCGCGCGGCCGATGGCGTCCATGGCGGCCTGGGTCTGAACGCGCCGGCGTTCAGCAGCAGCAGCCCGCTGGAGACTGGCGGCACGGGCATCGTCCTGGGCCTGGAATGCCAGGGCCGCGACCGACTGCGCACGCTGCTCCGGGCTCAACCGCTCCAGCCTGGACCGCATCAGGGCGTTCCCCTTGAGTGCGCCCAGGGCCTCGGAAGACGGCGGGTCTGCGTTCTCCAGGGCCTCCGTGCCGGCGGCGTTCATCACTCGCTCTTCCGCCCAGGAGCGTGGACCGCCAACGGCGGCGTACTCCACGGACACGGGGTCAAGCGGCTGACGCGGGACTTCGATCTGCACCTGCGGAGACTCAAGCTGGGCGAGCTTGCGGGCCAGGTCATCAATAACGTCCTGCGACCGGCCAAAGTGGACGGCGTCGTTCAACGCCGTGCGGGCGAGGTTGCGGACAACCTCTGCCTTGCGGGCCTCGTCGGCCATCTCGGTCAGTGCGCGGCGGATCAGGTCGCTCATGCCCTCTTGCCCTTCTTTGGCTCGTCGTCTTCCATAGCGATCTTGCTCACGGAGCCACGCTTCTCCTCACGGAGGTCTGCGAGGTCGTTGGACTCCTTGTGCGCCTGCTCAAGCTGATCCAGGACCTCCTGCTCCTCGTCGCCGTCCGAAGCGGCCATGAGCTGCTGGATAATGCGGGCCATGGCTGACTTGGTGAGGTCGCCCGGAATCGCAACGCTAACGCTCTTTTTCGCAGCCATGGTTACCTCAAAAGTCCTCCAAGGAGATTGCCTGCCAGCCCCAGCATCATGCTCTGGCGTTGGATCGCGTCCGCCTGGCGGTTGTAGGCGTTCTGCTGCTGAAGCCCGCCCAGCGCCTGGGCGTACTGCTCGTTGGCCTGCTGGCCCTGGAGCTGCATGTTGGCGTTGTATGCGTTCTGCTGCAGGTTCTGTGAGTAGGCATCTGCCACTGCGTTCGCCATCTCGCTGGCACCCTGGATGCCAGCCTGGTTCATCTGGCCGCGTCCGATAGAGACGCCAGGGCGAATCAGGTTTCCACGCTTGAGAGCGCCACGCGGGTCCCCAAGGGCAAGGGCCTGGGCTTGGGCGTTGTTAAACGCGGCGCCGATCTGCTGGCCGCCAATGCCGAGCGGCGGCTGCGTGTAGACGTTGACGTTGTTCAAGAGAAAAGCCCCTGTAGGAGTGGGCTCACGGAGTTCAGCCTGGCGCTGGCAAGCTGACGCTGCTGATCTTCGGCTTGCGACATTTGCTGCAGCCCGGCCAGGGCGAGAGACTGCTGTGCCCGCATCCGCTGCATCTCGTTGTCAGCGTTCTCCTTGCTCGCCGCGACGTCGAACGCTGCGGCATTGACGCTGCCGGCCGCGTCAAGGACGTCTTGCTGGTTCTGGCCGTACGCAGCGTAAGGTGACTGCATGTTCAGCCCAGAGAGAGCGGCAGCCCTCTGCTGAGGCGAGTACGGCACCGGCGGATTGAACTGCGAGTTGTAGGAAATCACCGCGTCACCCTAGTCGGCCGACGCGTCGGCGGGGCGATTCCTTCCCGCTGGCTACGAATGCGTTCGTTGCGCGCATCCTCAATCTCCCACCGCTCCTGCATGTCGGCAAGGGTGGGGTTGTTGGTCATGTTGCGAATAAACCGCTGCGCGTCGTTCCGGAAGTCATTGTTCATTTGGCCGATCTGGGACGACGCCTGCTGCAGGCCGCTGTTGATGCCGCTGCGGGCGCTGTCATACCCGCTGCCGAGACGGCCCATGGCGTCACCGAATCCGGCGCCCATCTGGCTCTGCGTGGACCCAAACCCTGCACCCATGTCACCGGCAAACGATCCAAGCTGACGCTGGAGGCCGCCAAACGCGTTGCCCATCTGGGCGTTGGTGTCTCGCAGGTTTCGCCCCAGGCCTCCCGCAAACGAGCCAAGCTGCGACTGCGCCCCGTAGTACCCGGAGGAGAGTGCGGCAAGCAGCCCGGACTGGTCAGTGTTGCTGCGATTCTGCGATGCGTAGAACTGGTCCATGCCGCGGCCAGCCTCGCCGTACGCGTCCCCGGCAAGACCTCGCAAGCCCGCCAGCGAAGACTTGAGCATGTCGGCAGGCGTGCCACGGGAGGTCATGTGCTGGGCGTTCAGGGCACCAAGCCCGGTCATGTAGTTGTTGCTCAGGCCACCAGTGACGTCGGACGACATGAGGTTCGACTGGAGGCCATCAAGGCCGCCGAATGTCTGGCCGGAGAACCGCTCAGGATTCGCCCCGGAACGCTTCGACACTTGCGTCGAAAGACCGCCAAGGGCCCCTCCGCCACCATAGCTGCCGTCGGCAATCGGACCGCCAACTCCCGTGGCCGTGAAGCCGCTGCCACCACCGCCAGCACCGCCGTCGGACATGGTCATGCTGGCGTCGGAGAACGCACTTGCGTTGGCGAGGCCCTGGCCGGCGGATGCGTACGCGTTGCCAAGGGTCCCAAGCGCCGCGTTGCGGGTCGAACCGTACGTCGAAAGGGCCTGCTGGTTGGCGGCCATCATGTCCGCCATGGCGGAGTTGTAGGCCGTCTGGTTGGCACCCCATGCGCCTAGCGCCGAGTTTGCCGCAGAGCCATACGCGCCAAGGGCAGCGGCGCCGACGTTCCCCATGGCCCCCTGCCGGGCGGCTTCTGCCATGGCATTGGCGGCGGCGATGTTGGATCGCTCGTTTGAAGCTGCAGTCGCCGCATTCCCAAGGCCGGATGCATAGGCCCCGTACGCGTTCGCAGCGCTGCTGCCCAGAGCGCCGACGCCCTGGGCGTACCCGCCGTACGCGTTCCCCAGGCCGCCCGTGTATGCGTTGAACGCGTTTCCAGCCGTGTTGGCAAGACTTCCAAGGCCCTGGGCATAGCCTCCGTAAGCGTTGCCAAGACCCTGCGCATAGCCGCCGTAAGTCTGGCCAATCCCTCCAGCCAGGCCGTTGTAGGCGCTCGCAAGCGACGGGGCCGCAGCACCGTATGCGTTGCCAATCGCGTTGGCGAACAGGGCCGGCTGGGAAAAGATCGTTGACAGAATGTCGGCTTGCGCCGCGGGCACAGCCTGGTTGGCGGCTGCCATGGCCCGCCCGCGGGCTTCGGCCTGGGTGGCGCGAACCATGGCGTCGTTCTGGTGCGCCTTGGTCGCGGCCAGTTGGCCGAGCGGATCCCCAAAAAACTGATACTGCGCCACGTGCTTGTCTCCTACAACCTAATGTCTCTTTGGCTAGACATACACCACAGGTACTACCTGCTTGATGTTGTCCTTAGGCACAATCTGGCAGTCGTCCGTAAGCTCAAACTCTGGAATCTGGGCGTATCCGTTGTCCCCGTCGTTGCCCGGAGGCCCTGGGAATCCCGGGAGGGTGACAATGGTCGTCACGCCGTCCCGGCCTTGGATGCCCATGCGGCCCCGCCTGCCATCGCGGCCCCTGGCCCCGCCGAACCCGTCGAATCCATTGGCTCCGTTGAAGCCGTTGAGGCCGTTGTTGGCAATACCATCAAACCCGTCGATCCCCGCCGCCCCTGGCGCACCAGCCGGGCCAACGGACACGCCGAATCCGCCGGTCCCGTTCAGGCCCGGTATGCCGGCCGCACCAGTCGAACCCGCCGGCCCGGCTGGACCTGCCTGGCCTGACTGGCCAGGGGGATTGTTGTTGATGGTACGGGCATCAATGTTGTTTACGGTGATGTTGTCGCCGTAGGCATCGCCAAACGTGATGGCGCCGCCCACCTGGAACGTCGGCCCGCCGTACGTTGGGTAGGTGTTGAACGCCTGTGAGATTGGGAGATTAAACGTATCGCCGCCGTAGCTGTGGAAGTTGGATGGGCCTCTTGAAAACCCAGGGACGTCAACGAACGTGCCGCCTGAGGAGCCGCCTCCAGGCCCCGGGAGGATTGGCGCAAAGTCCGCCGGGTTCCAGGGAGTCTGCCCCGGGAACCCAGGTGAGTAGCCTCCTCCAGGTCCTGCCCCGTACACGCCGGACATGTGATACAGCGACAGGCCTGGCTGTATGGTTACGTTGCCGCGGTGCGTGATCGGCTGCGCGCAGTTACCCAGGAGCTGCATCAACGATTGTGCAAGCTGGGGAGGCAGTTGCCCGCCAGACAGGCGAGCGAGCGACGGCATGCTCTGGGTGTCAAAGCCCATTAGCCGGCCCCCTCAATGGCGATGCTGCGAAGCACCACCGGCTCGGACGCAGTGCCGGACACAATCGCAGCCATGTGACGGTCGCCGCCGGCAGACTGGACGCCAGGGTTTCTCCCTGCGTAGCTGGCGCGGGCAACCCCACTGGCGTCACCTAGAGCGGAGCGGGTCAGCTTCATGTTGAGGCTGGCGCCGCCACCGGCCGCTGCAACAAAGCCAGCCCCTCGGTCGCTGGAGACTGCATTGGATCGCGGGCTAGCGGAGTTGTTGTACGCAAGCTGCAACGACAGCGACGAGTCGTTGACTGTGGGCTTGTACAGGAACGTGATAGACCGGCTTCCGTCGTCGTTCGTCAGCGGCAACTCCGCCGTCCGGTACGAATACGGGATGGCCGCGCCGCTGTCGGAAGCCCCGGATTGCTTCAGGATCGCACCACTGCCAGAACCGTACAGAGGAATCTGCTTGCCAGACGCGTCCACGTAGCACCCGGCTGTGACCGGGAATGGGAACGTCTCTTCCCACCATGCCTTGGTAGACACGCAGTAGCAGAGCGCCCGCTGCGGAGTGGATCCGGTGTCGCCGGCCTGGCGGTAGAAGAACCGCACCACGCGCGCCCCCGTGTCGGCCTCCACGTGGAACGTGCTGGCGGATGCGAAGTCGATCAGGCCGTCACGCCAGAAGTTGTCGATTGGAACCGAGACGGCTGTCTCCGATTGCCCGTCATAGGAATACATCCCAAACGAATCGACCAGGAACGCCTCGCCGCCGAGAACACACCAGCAACGGCTGTTGAGGACTCCGCGGTAGGCACCGAGAACGATGGCCGCATCTATGACCGGCTGGGCAACGTACGAAAGTCTGTATAAGTGAGCCGTTTGCACCAAAAGCAGCGACGGCCCAAGGGGGACCATGGCCACAAGTTTGTCCGGTTCGCCAGTGTTCTCCTGGATGACAAGCTCGTTATCCGCCGGGACGGATTCCGGCTCGTCAATCTCGGAGAACATGACTGAGTTTGGCCGTTCTCCCGTGCTGTCCACGCCATACCAGGCGCGATCTTGGAACATGCACGCCACCTGGAACTCTCCCGGTGGCACGGCAAACCGGCGGGCGTTGACCTGGCCTGACGGGAGAGTGATGGGCAGGAGGCCGTAGTCTGCCCGGGAAACGTCCGTCAGCCGCGTGTCGCTTATGGAGTCCACGTACGGCGACAGCCCGGCAAGCGGGAGCGTGGCCACCCGGAACAGCACTACGGATTGGTCAGCGGTTGTGCGCCACAGCTCAACGTGTGTCGCCCTGGCGTCTGCGTGAGTGGTGTTGACAGTCCACGTGATGGAGCCTGAGCCTGCCGGGATATCGACTTCTGTGAGGTCGGAGATCGAAGACGGGATGGGGCCGCCACGTGACGACGGCGTGGAGTCCAGGTACCTGAATGCACAGCGGTACTTGCCGCGGAGTACGGGCCGAATGGTAGCGGACGCCCGGGAAGAGGTGTCCAGGATGACCGCGGTGGGTGGCTTTGAGTAAGCACCCCCCGCCAGGACGGTCACGCCCGTAAGCCTGCCCTTGGTGTCCACGCCACACGTGAGGGCTGCGCCGCCGCCAAAGAAGTCGTCCTTGTCAGGGATAATAGAAATGATCGGCGGCGTCATGTATCCGCCGCCCGCCTCTGCAGGGGGTGGCCCTTCGCTCGGCCAGCCCAGGATGCCTACCTCTCCGGCTGGGTTCACAGATGCCACGGCAAAGAACTGATCGACCTCAAAGAGCCGCCGCGCAGTGTCGCCCTTGAGATGCACCGTCACGCCGGGCTCAGTGCAACCTGTTCCGCCGGACGTAACCACCACGCCGTCGATCTTCCCGCCGCTAGTAAGGATCAGCCTGGCGTTCTGCCCTGTCAGTCCGTTTGTGACGCCCCACTGCAGCGCTTGCGTGGCCGCAACCGAGGTTCCTCGCGCAGCCGTGGCCGCTGCCGTGGACGCGGGCGAGCCGCCAGAGAACGTCACAGACGGATCGCTGGTGTACCCGTAGCCACCGTTCACAAGGTTGACATGCGAAACCCGCGTCTCCATGGTGGCGGCAACCGTGGCGCCGGTGCCCCCGCCGCCGGACAAAAAGATCGCGGGGGCAGACGTATACCCAGATCCGGGGCTGGCTACGTACACCGCCCCCACGGCAGATCCAGTCAGAGAACACGTGCCCGCTGCGCCGGTGCCGCCGCCGCCGCTAAACGTCAACGTCGGAGCCGTGGTGTACCCAGATCCGCCGGCGACAATCCCAAGGCCGCCGACAACCTTGTGTGTCACAGCAACCGCCGAAGCTCCAGTCCCGCCACCGCCAGTAAGCGAGACGGTGGGCGTGCTGAGGTACTTGGATCCCCCGCTGGAAACGTAGACGCCAGCCACTTCGTCTTCGTTGTTGCTGGCGACGACACGCACGCGGCTCACGCCGCCGACCAGGCCGACGCTGAATGTTGCGCCGCTGCCAATGCCAGATGCCAGCGAGACGGACGGAGTCTCCTGGTAACCAACTCCAGGGTCTTCGACAATCACGCCCGTGAGACGGCCGTCGGATATCTCGGCGCGAGCCCTGGCCGCCCTCGTCGGAGAGCCCCCGGTGAAGACGACCGAAGGCGCGTTGTTGTAGCCGGCGCCGCTGTTGACAATCTGGACGTCTTCTACTTCGTATCGGACCGTAGAGCTTTGAGTAATCACAGGCCCAACCACCGGCTGCGCGACGCCGATAGGCTGGGCAGAGGCAGCAACACCGTCCCAGCGAATCCCACGCCCCATGCCGTCAACGCCATAGACGTCGCCGTTGCGGCCACGGAAGAACGTCAGGTACTTCTGGCCGGACTGCACGTAGGCCGTTCCAGCCGCACCAGTCCCGCCACCGCCAGAGAATGTGAGCGTCGGAGCCGTGGTAAAGCCGGTCCCCTGCGACCGGATGAGCAGATCAGCCACGCGGGTGCCGGCCATCACAGCAACGACGGTCGCCCCTGTGCCGCCACCGCCGGAGACAGTGATGGATGGCGGGGCGGTGTATCCGGACCCGCCCGTGGCCACTGCGGCCCGGACGATGCCTCCGCTTGTACGGCTGGACAACACGCTCACTGCGGTCCTCTCGCTATCCTCACGCTGCCGTCCGCAGACTGGTAGATGACGCCCTCAGGCAGCCCAGGCAGGCGCATCATGCGGACGATGGCAGATGCGGAACCAGTGTGCGACGTAAACGAAACCGCCGCGGTGCCAGGCCGCAGTGAAACCTGGCCAGGGACAATGACCTGCAGGTTCACCTGCGTCACCGCTGCGCCTGGTGGTATGGCGTAGGGGCTTGCGTTGGTCACCAAGCCGGCCCACTTGTCGATGACAATCATCCGCCATCCGCCTGGAGCGGCGACCTCCATCCACCGTCATGCCAGACTTCCCGCGAACGCCCAGACAGCGGAGCAAGCTGGTCCATCTCCATCGCGAGCCGAAGGTCGCGCTGGTACAGCTGCGCCGCCTTGTCCACATCCTTGCCGCGAATCCTGGCAAGGAAGTAATCGCACGCCGAATCCATCACGCCGAACATGTGGGCCGGGATGTCGATTGGGTCCGTGATGAGATAGCGGGTTGTGCTGGCGATTGTTCCAGTAGCATTGGTCTGCAGCGATGTGCCGCTGGTGCGCGTCGTAATCAGCCCCTCCGAAACCCATGGCGTCAGGGACTCAATGGTGCCCGGCGAGTCCGCAGTGGTGCCGACACGCAGGATTGCGCCAACCGCATCGGCCGGGAAGGCGGTTCCAGAGCCAGTGACGGTTCGCACGGAGCGTGTTATCGTCCCTTGACGAAGTGCCGCCTCATGCCCGGAGTACTTCAGCGGCCTGGCGGACCTGCGATAGGTGAAGTCGATTGTTTCGACGCCTGTGGGATATCCGACCAGCTTGAGCGCCCAGCCAGTGGACAGCGGGTCCTTGATGACCGTCCAGTGATACGGCGCCCCAGCGGAGGTATTGACGCGCTCCATCTTCATCGCCTGGTCCGGAGTCACGTACATCCCAGACCACCAGTTGAACTCGTCGGACGGCTCGTCAAGGTTGCGGAAGTCGTCCGGCAGCGCGTAGATGCTCTTGTAAAACGTGAGCGTGTCGCCGGGCTGTAAGGTGTTTTCAGGAAGCGGGACGGCGGCGCTGATCGACCAGGCTGTGTTTGTGCCTGGATCAAGGCACTTTTCGATCTGCGCGATTCGGTCGCCGGCGCGGATGTGCGTGTAGTCGCTTGCCGGCAATCCGGCCTGCGTGTACACAACCGGGCCGTCAACATATGAGACAGACGCCGACTGCGGAGGCCTGGTGATCACCCGGCCATGCACGTGGTAGTAGGACCAGTCCCTGATCGTCGTTAGCTCGTTGTACGCCCGGTGTATGGCCGTGCGGATGTCTCGCTGCTCCGCGTCCTGGGGGCCGCCGTAGGACGAGGTGATCAGCGATTCAACGAGATCGAAATAGGTAAGGTAGGCCATGGAAATGGGTCACAAATAGGTCACGGGCCTACAGACAAGTGCCCCTCCAGGCCCGGGGAAGAGCCTGAAGGGGCACCAAAACCGATCAGGACTCAGAAACGAGCGTTACGCCCAGGCCGCTGGGGTCGGCCGGCGGGATGGTGTCCAGGGCCTCAAACGCCAGGGTGGCGGCGCCAGAGCGATTCCCGGCGTCATCGACGTCCACAAGCGACAGGATGACGTTCGCCCCCTGCGAGACGGTCAGGTCATCGAACTTGCTGGCATCGCCGGGGTACGCCTTGGAAGACGACTCCCCGTCCACGGTCACGGTCAGAAGCCGCTCCACAACGTCCGCATCGGACGCAGGGGCGGCAACAATCGAATAAGTCAACTGATTGGGCACGGTCTTGCTCCTGGGGTAAACAGACAAACACTGCGGAACCAGCAAGGCGCGCCTGAGACGATCAATCGCGCTTCCGGTCCACCACATATCAATGTCACTCTTGGGGGGGTTCGCTAACCACCAGCCCAGCCAGCGCTCTCATGCGACTTCCCGCCACTCGCTGCTGCGGCTGGTATCAGTCCCGCAGTCAATCGACCGCTCCCACAGAACTCCGTCGATCATCGCCTGCAACGTCATCGTCCAGCCGTCTGGCTTGCCGTACGTGTCGATCTTCATGCGGCTCCGCATCGACTGCGGGAGTCCCTGCATCGGATGGGCAGGCTGGTCGGTCGGCCTGTTGGCTAGGCGGTCTGGTGCCGTTGGCCCTGTCGGTGGCTCGTTGTGCGTCCAGAGCATCTGGTAGTACGTTCCTCGCGCGGCAAAGTACGACTCCTGCTGGGCGACCACGCCAGACCAGAGCGCAGACACTACCGCGTCGATCTGGTCGGTGGTCTGGCTCATCGTCGCAGGTCAATCCCGGCACCGGAGTTGTAGAGGGTGTCTAGCTCAGAATCGGACAACGCACGGTTCCACTTGGCGCACTCGTCTATGTAGCCGTCAAGATACAAGGTGCCGCCCAAGAACCCTCTTCGGCCGATTTCCCATGGGATGCTTTGTGCAGCCCATTCCTCCACAGGCGAGCCAGTGCGAGTGTATGTGGAGACGGCCGTGTTTACGCGAAGGGTCGTCACGCCAGTGCTGCCAACGTGCCGGGCAACTACAAAGTTCCAGGCGTTAGCGGTTTGCGCGCTAGAGGCCGTTATGTTTCTTGAAACGCCGCTGGTGTTGAACAGCGACAGAGTAAACAGAGACGTATCGTTGGCAAACGAACTTGTTACGTTGAACTCGCGCAACGATGTAGTGTCCTTCGCAAGCAATACCTGCTGCCCTGTCAGCGATGCACGCCAGAACCAGAACGCCAGCGTCCAATCGCCGTTGCCTAGAGTCAGGTCGGTATTGGATGCGCGAGACAGGTATTCCGTGTTGGCGGCGACGAACTGGCGAGCGTTGCCTTGCAAGCCGGAAATACTCAGCACTGAGTTGTTTGACGCAAGGTTATTGCCTCGCTTCGTCCAGTCCTCAGCCGTAACGTCTCCGCTAGTGGCCGTCTCGTTGAGCGGCCAGTACGCAGCGAGCCCCACGCGCAGGGCAGCGTACTTTCCGGTCTGTCTCGGCCGCAGGAGCCGGTTGTTCATGGGCATGGTTAACCCTTGACGCAGACGGTCATGGCGCAGGTGGTGGCCCCGGCAACCACGGGGGCGACGAACGGAAGCGCAAAGCAGGCGTCCGGGATGGGGTGAATGCCCACCGTCAGCGCCGTGGTCACCGCAGACCCATCGGCGTAGATTTGCACAGGCGTGGCCTCTGGGACGGCGGAGCCATGCCAGTTGATCTGCGTGGCACCTCCGGTCGCGGCAATGACAACGCAGCCGCCAGCGAAGTTGCCGAATGCAATCCGCGGCGTGACGGTATTGGCAGAGCTGGACGCCGTAATAGCGATGGTGTCGCGGAACCGCGTGATCTCGTTCATTTCTTCCTCTTCAGGGCGTGCTTGGAGATAACCATTTCCCGCAGCTCGGCGGTCTTCTTCCCGGGGTGCAGCTTGCGGTAGTGCCGGATGTCGTCTCGGATGATTCGTTCGCTCAGGGCAGGGGGCTTCTGCGGGATCTGGGTGCCCTTGTGGCTGACGATCCCCTCCACAGTCAGGTTGCGTTTCTTGGCGACACGCAGGACGTCGGCGGTGGAATCCACCCACGCCTCCGGGTCCCGGTGGGCCCGCAGGTCGGCCAGCCCGCCCACGTATGTCTTCCCATTAGGGTTAATGCCCGCGGAACGGGCCTCGCGGAGAATCCTTTGGGCCTGACGCTTGGGCATGTCGTCCAGCCACTGGTCATTCAGGCGGCCCTCCATGAACGCCCTGTCCGTTCCACGCGTGCCTGGCGGGGTCTGCGTGGCAACCATGAGGGCCCATCGCTCTCCGTAGGGAAGAGCGCGGGTGTAGGTTTCGACGGCGTCGGAGCCGAGGTCACTGACTTCCTGGGGGACCTGCATTGGGTGCCGGCTCCTGCGGTGGTGGAGGTGGAGGCGGAATCAGGTACTTGGTGACGTCGATGTCCATAGCCCGGCCCCAGTCCTCCAGGAGCGCGTTCATCAGGCCAGGCTGACCGGCCTGGAGCATGCCCTGGGCAATCGGCGCCATGATCTGGAGGGCCTGGTTGATCTGCTCCACCTTGGTGCCCTTGTTGGGCTTCCGGGCGGATCCGGCCTCCACGCGGAAGTCAAACTCCCTCAAGACCTCGTCCGGGTTCATCGCCTGGACATGCATCTGCCAGGCCTGGGCGGCCATCGGCCCCAGGAGCGGTGCGACGTCCTCTGGGTTAACAAGCCACCTTGCCAGGAACGCTTCCTTCCTGGCCAGAGACGACAAGGCGTCTTCCAGGGTGTTGGCCATGTCGTCTGGCCGCACGGAGATTTGTTCTGCCTTAGTGACGGCCTCTGCAGCACTCCTAAACTGGTTTCTGGACATGCCATAAACCAGCTCTGTCAATCCGACGCGGCGGTCGAAAAGCTCCGTCACGGCGGCGATGATGCTCCACATGTCGGACGAAACGCCCGGCAGGTTGAACACCGAGATGACGTCGTTGACGCTTCTGCCGATGGCCTCGCTGATCTCAACGATCTTGAACCCAGACTCGTCGGAGTCCAGGATCTTGGCCTTGAGTTCGTTGTCGGCAGCCTTGGCCACGCCGATCATGGTGCTTGCCGAGGTGGCGATCTTGGTCGCCATGAAGCTCATCGCGTAGTTGATGAACCTCAGCTCGCCAATTCCGGGCTTGATGAGCGAGATGGGGTAGGAGTATCCAGGCTTGCCATGCCACTGGAGAATGGTGCATGGCCACCCCTCTGGCTCCGCCCAGAACGGGACGGGCCACTGGGCAGCCTGAAATAGCGATGGCGGGATGCCTGTCTCGTCCACTTCCTCCTGCAGGATCGGCGGCGGAATGTTCAGCGGATACTCAACGCCCTCGCAGACCACCAGATAGCAGTACGGCCCAAGAGCGTCGAACTTGCCCCTCAGCTCTTTGTCGCTGTCCTTGAGGCGGTCGCCAAACCCTACCTTGCTGTAGACCTCCCAGTAGGTGACGAGGTCCATCGACTTGCCGTTGCGTTGGCGAGTCTTGTAGCCCTGGTCGCCTGCCTTGCTGCGGGAATCGTAGCTCTCCGCAGAGCCCTTGAGGTCTTCGGTGGGAATGCCAAACCGGCCGGACACAAACTCCTTTGAGTGTGTGCGGCGGCGGGCGATCCACTGGATGTCGGCCTGGTCGTCGGCGTCAGGATCCCAGACGACGTTGTCGAACGTCTCAAAGAAGCTCCCGGCAATCCGGATATCGGAACCGGGCGGCTGGTACAGCTCCGTGAACCAGCAACCCGCTCCCTTGATCAGGGCCTCGTCCACCACCTTGCGGGAGTGCGCCTTGAGGTCCAGTTCGTTGGGAGTGTAGTTCAGGTACTCCTCCAGCAGGCGTGAGATCAGCTGGCGCTTCTCCGACAGGAACTGCGTCTGCTGGGTCATCTGCTGGTAAAACATCATTCCAGGGTCCGGGGCCATGACGGGCTGCCCGTCAGGCCCAATCACCGGCTGGCCGTCTGGCCCCATCTGCGGCGTCGGCGGCTGCGGGAAGATGCCCAGCATCTGCGGGGAGATGATGGGGTACTGCCGCGGCGTGACGTTGCGGGTAGGGTTCCGGTGGTGAATCACGGACCCAAAGAGGCGGACGGCCTCCCAAACCCGGTTCACGGTCATCCTGAAGGCCGGCGGGGCGATCCCCTTTACAAAGCCCTTCTCGCCCCGGGTGTACTCGTTCCGGAACATCCAGGCGTTGTCGCCGTCATAGAACGACATGGCCTCTTCGGCGTCGTCCTGGAACGGCTTCTTGTGCTTGAGGGCTAGATCGATCTTGTCTAGCCACCCTCGCACAATGGGGCGGAGCGGGTTTTGGTCGGCCATGAGTGTTCCTGCTACTTCTTATTGCCCCCGCCGGCCTTCTCCAGGGCGGAAAGCCGCTCGGAGAGCTGGGCGATGCGGGGATCCCGCGGCCGGTGCGACCACGCCCCAAAAGCCTTCAGGTTGGGGTTTTCCAGGGCCGGATCGTCCTTGTGGTGGACGCTGGTGCGGTCCACGCCGCCGTACCCGGGGGACAGCGACCAGCATTCGATGGTGCCACGCCCCACCCGGGTGACGAACGCCATGATCGGCTCGGCGTTCTCATGCACGTAGTACAGGACCGTCTCGCCCACGCTCACTTCAGGCATCTGATAGGACACACATCACCCCTTTCTGGTAGGACCCAAAACGACATACCCACGCCCGTCATCCCCCTGCCGCTTCTTCTTCTCGGCCAGCCACTTCACGTACCAGGGCTCCGCGCCCGGCGTCGTTGGGGGGGCGTGATACTGTGGTTCGTAGGCACAGAGGTACTCCAAGCACTGGACGGCGTGGACCTCGCCGCGAGTGTTGGGCATGTCCGTGATGAACGGACCGTTGTTACTCTGCACAACCTTCTTCTTGTATCGCTTGATTTCCCGGAGCAACTCAGGCGTGCCGCCTTCCAGGAACTTCACCCGCGTGCTGCCGTCGCCCTGGATGTGCAGCATCTGCCGCACCAGGTTCGTCCGGGCGATGATGTCGTCTGACCCAGGCACAAACTGGTAGCCGCTCATCTGGGCCTTGAGGTTCCGCGTGCGGAGCTGTTCGGAGTACAGGTCGCACGGGAGGCGGCCAGAGCCCAGGTCGCGCAGCGTGCCGCCGTGCATGTCCATGATGAACGCGTAGAAGTGCTGGTCCTGGGCCTTCTTGGCGAACTCCTCGCCCCAGATCAGGGCGTTGCAGTTGCGGATGTACAGCTCGTCATAGATCAGCAGGAACTTCTCGTCCGGCGGCACGGCCCCAAACACGCACGCCATGACCGTGTGGCCAGGGTCAATAGCGACATACTTGCACCAGTTGGGCGGTATGCCGCCTGGCAGATCCTCTCGCTTGAGGACATGGACCGTAGGGTTGAATGACGGGTACATCAGGATGGAGTCCTGGGTGAACTCGCCTTCCGCACGCATGCGAAGCTCGTCCACGCCCAGGGCAGACCACCGGGAGATGTTCTTCTCCTTCTCGGCCTGGTCGATATGGGCGTTATCCAAAAACCTGAAGACGAACTTCTTAATGATGGGGTTCTCTGTGCCAAGCTCGGCCTCGCGGTCGGCTCGCTCACACAGACCCAGCAACGCATCGTTCTTGGAATGTGGCATTGCAGACCACATCAGGCGGCCCTTGCGGTCTGCGAGACGAGCCTGCATCTCACCCACCCATGCGGGATTGGAGACGTCCTCGTCCAGGTGGACCAAATCCGCCTGAAATCCCTGCGGAGGCTCACCCTCGGACGAGAAGAAGTTGATCACCCAGCCGTTGGCGAGCGTGACCTTCTGGCAGTAGCCGGCGTTCTTCAGCACCCAGGAGGTGTCCACCACGTACCGCGGCGGGATCAGCGGCGGAGCCGGCTTGGCCTCGGCAATGCGATCAGCGTCCTGCACAGGGCGGAACGCACGCCAGTCGCCCGTCTCAAGGTCCTTGATGATCTTGAATGCCCCGGCCTTGAAGAGCATCGGATAGCACACCAGGCCAATGTGCGGCCAGTTGCGGCCGACGATGATCAGGATGCCGTCTCGCTCCGGGTACTTGCCGTACGGGTCCTGGCCCGTGGCAGCGCGGGCGTCCTCCACAAAGGTGCTGAGGGACTTTCCGCTGCGGTTGCCACCAAGGATGATCCGCTCGGAGCATCGCTCGGAGTGCATGAGATCCTGGTGGGGCATCGGCTCATACAGCCGCAACGCCTCAATGCGACGGCTCTTGATCTCAGCCTGGACTTCCTTGAGAACGCCCAGCGAGTGCTGGGTCAGCGCGGCCTTGAGGTCCACCCCGTCAGGCTTGGGCGGATCAGGGATCTTGCGCGGGTGCTTCTTCACGGACCTCCGGCAAGGCTTCGACGGTGATCGTTCGCAGGGTGGCGGCAGTCTCAATCAGCCGCACCCGCAGCTCGTCTTCCAGCTCCTCCTCGCTCCACAGCGTCAGAGGCTTCTTCGCCCCGCCCATCGCGGCGTTGTTCGTCACCAGGCGGACGATGGTTTCCAGCTGCTTCGTCCGGAACGCCCCGCCCGGCGGGCTATCGTAGTACTGCTTCATAAACAGATTGGCGAAGCCTCTGGTCCCGCCCATGTAATCCAGCAGCGTCTCCAGCAGCTCAGCGCTGTGCGGGATATTCCCACCACCAAGCCTCGCCGCCTTGCAGAACACATCGACCGCGTCTCGCTCAATCTGGTCAAGCCGGTCGTCCTTCTTCTGCTTTCGCCTCTTGCGTTCGTAGGCCGTGCGGCAGGCCTTGCATCGCGGGTGACGCTTGCCGTCAGACGCAAGGTGGAACGCCTCGTCCGGCAGGTCCTTCTTGCACTTGACGCAGGTTCTCACGGCTTAGCCATCCACACGCTGCCGGCGGTTCGCCAGCCGGCAAACGCCTCGCGAACCGCCTTGCCCACGCCAGGAAAGACGCCGTAGTCATGTCCCGCGATCAGGTGCTGGGCCATGGGCCGCCACATGGCGATGTCCTTCTTGACCGCCTCGTACGTATGCTCGGCGTCGATGTAGACGATGTCGAAATCCGTGCCGGTGGCCAGGAAATGGACCGACGCCTCGGCGGAGCTTCCGCGGAACGGGATAATGCTTCCGGCCTCGCGGTACCTGGCGGTGTTCCGGAGGAACGTCTGGTACGCCGTCTCCGGATCCACCCCGGCGGTGCCGGCGTCATGCTGGTTGCCCTTCCAGTGGTCGATGCAATACACCGTGGCCCCCAGGGACGCCATAAGGATTGCAGACCGTCCAGCCCAAGAGCCGATCTCGGCAACGACTGGAGGGCGGTTGTGAACCGCCTGGAAGTCCGTGATCATTCGGCGGATGGCATCGCAGTCCCGCTCCGGAAGCTCCATGCCAAGACCGTCAAAGGACGACTGCTTCTTGAGCGTGTCCAGCCACTCCGGTGCCTTGAGGTCGCAGAGCTTGACGCCGACTTCATAGTTGCCGGACCAGCAGTCCTTGAGCTTGGCCGACACGCCCGCGGCGTCAATGACCTGCGGCTTGCCGACGCACTTGGGCTTCCAGTGACCAGCCCACGCATCCCAGTTGCAGTACACCGGGTTGTAGCCCAGCTTCTGCGTGCCGACGAGCGACAGGTCGCGGGTCATGGTGACGTCTTCCGTGGACGCCTTCTCGGCACAGAAGTGGTCCTTCCACTCGTAGTAGAACCACGGCTTGTCGTCCGTCGTCTTGGGCTCCGTGAGCGAGAACGCCCGCATGTCATACATGATCAGCCCGGTGGGCAGTGCGGCGCACTCCTGGATGCCGGCCATCTTGACCGCCGTGTGCCGGTCATACATCTCCAGCTGGAAGTCCGGGCCTGGGTTGTGGCTCTGCATGTTGTTCCAGCGGAACACGTACACGCACTCCACGGGCGGAGGCCCACAGTAGGGGGCACCGATCACACAGGGACCCTTGGAGTAGTGGTCCACAAAGAAGTCGAAGCTGGTCTGGAAGAAGGGCTTCGCGTCAAGTGAGCCAGCGTGAACGTCCGGGTGCATGTCGGAGTCCACCATCACCAGGCAGTCAACACCGTACTCCCGGGCCATGACAACCGCCCTGTTGCGGGTCATGGTGATCGGCGTGTCCGCCAGGTTCCAGACGCGGATCTGGTCGATCCGTGAGTCCTTGGAGAGATCAGCGACCAGCGGCACCATCCACTCCCGGATGTTGGGCACCTCAGACGAGATGCCGCCGTTGCCGCCGTAGGAGAAAGTCACAAAGCCGACGTTGAACTTCTGCTGCATGGAACACCTTGGGGGGAGGGTGCATTAGTGTACTTGCGTACATCTATGGCGTCAACCGGCTAAAAAGCAGCTGTGGGGTTGAGCCTTCTGACCATGTTTCGCTGCTGAGCGGTCAGCTGATCCCACTGCGTGCGATCATCATCAAGAGCAGATGCAAAATTCATAAGGTCGTTGTACTCGCGGTACTCCGGAGATTTGAAACCACCTTCCCTGAGCTTGCCAGCCTTCGCCCTCCGGAGAGCGGCTGTTCGCAGTTCCTCAAGCCGCTTCAGCTTTGCGTCAATGTCAGCAGACTGCGCCTGCTTGCGAGGGGCGTCTTCTTCCATTAACCGCTGAAGTCTCGCCGCATTTTCCGCGGCACCTTCTGGCGTTGAGCCCCAGATTGTGTTGCCGGTGCGGCCCTTGCCGGACCTGATTATCGGCTCCGTCCCGTTGCTTGCGTACACCTCAACAGGCTTGCCGGACCAATCCAAGACTTGGTACTGGCCGTTCGGCATCCGGCGAACCGTGTCGCCCACAAACAGAGACTTGTAGAACGGCAGAGAAGTCAGGTCGGTGACGGCGCTTGGGTCAGCCGGCTGCTGGGTGGCAGGCGCGGCGGGAGGCGGAGGTGCTGGAGTTCCGTCCCCAAAACGCGATACGTCATAAGTAACTGCGCCGCTCACTGGGTTGGGCCGCCAAGTCCACTGTCCGTTGCTGTAGGTAACAGCCTTGCCAGTTCCTGGGTCAATGCGGCTAGTTCCCTCTGCAGGCGGCTGATACTGGGGCGGCGGCGGATTCGACGGCGGCATTTGGGGCGGGATCCCGGGCATGCCCCAACTCGGCGGGCGCTGTGCCGGAGTCCCCTGAGACGGCGGAGCGACCGGGCTTGCTTGGCCGGGCCGGGAAGGAGGCATCATCCCCAGTTCCATCATTTTCTTTCTGGCGTTCTCCGCAGCAGGCCCGTCAGAGTTCAGCGCCCAGTCGCGCACGCTAGGCGTGGACAGGTACTCCTTCCAAATGCCTTCCCCGCCGCCGGCGCTCCGGCCGGACCCGCCGCGGCGATCTGGAGGCGCGCCGGACCCGGGCGCTGGCGCCGGGGCAAGTCCACCGTCAGGGCGCATGGGCCAGTTGCCACTGCCGACGCCCTTGGGGTTTGGCGTCGGCCGAGGATACGGCGGCATGCCGGGGCCGTCTTGGTCCCTGTCGTCTACCCCGTCGCCGTCTGCATCACGCCAGTCCGCTGTCCTTATACCGCCGCGGCGTTCTGGAGGCGTGCCGTACCCGGGCGCTGGCCCCGGGCCAGGAAGTGGCATGGGCCGGCTTTGCGGCGGAGCCATCGGAGGCTGTGACGGGAATCCGGGATAGCCAACCGCCGGCAGTGGGTAGGCCTGGCCGTCAGTCAAAGACGGCCTCGGATTCCACGTGGGGTAGGGGCGCATGCCGTACCCGTCGTTCATCGTTCCGCCGGGATAGTAGCCCCCCGGTGGTGGGGACATCAGGCCGGAGATGGACGGCTGGGCAGGCGCCGCAAACGGGTTTTGCCACCCGCCGGCAACCATTTCGTTCGCCTGGCCAAGGAGCGCGTTGAAGTCCAGCGGCTGGGGCGGGGGCGGAGCTGCGCCGCCCACGTACATTCCGGCGTTGGCAAACATCGGCGCCCTCGCCTCGTTGATCCGCTGGATCAGGGCGTCACGCTGAGCAATCGCCTGAGACGGGTCTGAGAACTGCTGGCCACCAACGCCCACGGCAGACTGCGTGAATGGCACCTGCTGCTGCGTGCCCGCGGCAGGCGTCTCTCGCAACGGTGCGGCCCACTGCTGCCGCGGCATGGGGCCTGGCCGCTCGCTGAAGTACGGCGTGCCACCTGCGTACTCAGTGCCGCCGCCGAGCTGATAGCGTTGCGCACTTGGCTGCTGGCCAGACTGTGGCCGCGGGGGCGAAAGCCGCATGTTCGCGTTCTCGGTGTACGCCTGATAGGGCTCGCCCTGCGAAGGAGGCTGGATGGGCTGGGCACGGCCGGGGGCGTACGAAGACAGGTCCAGGCCCTTGGTCTGGTTGCCCTGCGGCTGCTGGTAGCCCTGCTCAAGCCCGCCAGCGTTTCCTCCAGCCCTCAGCGGGTTAACGCCCGGGCGCCCTGGCTGCTGCCGGATCATCAGCGGTCCTCCTGCTGCTCAGTCACCATGGGGGATCCCTCTGTCATCACCATCCGCAGACGCTCCATGTCCATGCCGGGAACGTCCTGGCGAGCCTCAGCGATGAGCTGCCGGATGAACTCCAGGTTGGGGATGGCTGATTCCATTGCGTAGTCCAGAAACAGGAAAAGCCTCTGACCCAGTTGCCCAGGTCAGAGGCTCCCCCCTTAGCCCCCAAAAGGGCAAGTATCAACTGCGGACGAGATTGACGATGGCGAGGACGTTCTGGGCAGTCGTACCCGCCGAGATCGCCCGGCCGATGTAGCCGTTCTGCAGGAAGGTCGCAGCACCCGTCTGGGCTTGGCCCGCCGTGGTGGAGTGCGTGCTGGCCGCTGCCGTAAGGGCCACCAGAGCGCTATCCACCGCAGCCGTAAGGCCGGGGCCCAGCTTGACCTCCGTCGGACCCTGGATGGTCAGCCAGAACACATCGTTGTTCGCCACGCCAGAGGCCGGCAGCCACTCGTCCACCACGCCGGCCGAGGCCGCGTCGGTCGCGGCGGTGTAGCCGTTGACCTCAGAGAAGCTGCCAGACTTCCACGTGACCACACGCTTGGGAAGTAGCGCGACGCCGGAGGTGTTCCGGACCGCAACGCACAGCTTGCGGCGATTGGACCGCACGGCGCCAGTCACGGGGTTGACGTCCGGGAACTCCTTGAGAGCGCCCACCCAGCTGCCGCCGTCGGCAAGAGTCTCCACGCCGAGGGTCTGGCCAAGCGCGAACGGAGGATCATTCAGCAGAGACATTCTTCACTCCTTGGGATCAGGCGTAGTTCTTCCACTTGATAAACGACCTCGGACTCTTGAACTTAAGGTTGCCGAGCGTGCTTACCACGTACCTATAGCTGTTGGAAATTTCGTCGTAGAAAGGTCCCTCACTGTTGAACATCTGACCTTCCATGTTCAACAGTTCGACGTTCCCAATCGCAAGACCGTACGCCGTGTTGGCCGGCACGCCGTACTCGGTGCCGATCTCCACGCCGTCGAACTCCACCGTGGTGAAGCCCAGCGACTTCAGGCCGTTCTCCTTGCTGACGATGAACCGCTGCTTGTCCTCGTACGCGTTGAGGAAGTCCGTGTACATCTTCCGATCCATGACGATCAGGTCGATGGCGTCTTCCTTGGTGTCGTTCCGCTTCGCCGTGTGGAGGCCCTCGCGAAGCGCCTTGATGCAGTTGGCCGCCCACGTGGTGCCGCCGAAGAAGCTGCTGGTGGTGTTGACCAGGATCGGCGAGTAGAAGTCGAACTCGCTCTCCGCTCGGCCGTAGGGCCAGACGCCCTCAAGCTGCGAGCCGCCGTAAGCACCCAGAGCCGTGGAAAGACCGGCGTACGTGTCGCTGGGAAACGCGAACGGATCGGCAGCGTTGGCGGCACGCTGGGTGCCGTCATCGAACTTGATGGTGCCGTTGTTCCCCATGAACGACTCAAGGCCATGGTACCGCAGCTCGTTCCCGGCCAAACTGCCGTCGATCCAGACCTCCTGCGCGAGGTACTGTTCGATGCTCGTCTGGAGGCGCGAGGCCATCTTGCCAGCGACGTTGATAAGCGCGCTGGTGCCTCGGTTCTCCAGAAGCTCCTTGCGGTACAGGACGTCCGTCGCCTGATAGCCCCGGTACTCAAGGCTGGCGTTCTTCCAGAGGTTCTGGCGGCTGAAGGAACGCGGAGTCTCTCCGTTGTTCCCGGTCGGCTTATGCAGCCGGTACGACACCTCCCACTCAACGCCGCGCCCAGCCATGTTCATGCGAACATTGCCGCGCTGTTCGATGGCCGCGAGGACCATGTAACGCCGGAGGCTTGCCACCTCCTCCTCGCGGAGGTAGTTGACAATGGTCGTTGCAATAGAACGCGCGAAGTCAGTCGTACTGGGCATGGTTTAGATCACTCCGTCCTTAACGAGTTGGCCCCGTAGTTGGTCCTCAAACGAACGCTTAGGCTTGGGAGCCCTTGGCTCCGTCGCCCCACCGCTCCTGCTGGGCGCACGCGTGGCACGCTCCCGCAAAAACTGCATGTTCGACTGCTCAACAGGCGACGGGGCGGGGGCCGGCGGCTCCATCGGAGCCTGCATCGGCGGCGGCGCCATCATCTGCTGATACCGCATGTTCAGCAGGTCGCGCTCCAGCATGCTGGTGGCGAATACCCACCGGGCCTGCGGATCAGCGATACCTGACCGAGCTGCTTGATCGATGTAGTGCTGGATGGCGCGCCCCTCGTTGGAGACGCTGCCGTCCTGGTTGTACAGCCAGTCGGAATTCTGCTGTTCCAGCGACTGTACGTAGTTTTGTGTGGTGTACTGTCCAAGCTGCTGCTGGACGATTTCCTGGGCCTTCTGCTGGACCAGGTCCTCAACGAAAGGCTTGAGGGTGCCTTCCGGATCCGTGACGAACTTCTTGGCGAACTGCGCCGTGTAGGCCTGATAGGCCTTGATCGCAGACTGGGCGTCCAGCGGAGCATCCTGGGCGATGATCTCACGGCCAGACTCAGGGTCGCGAACGATGAACTGCTTCCACTCGTCGCGGACCTGCGGCGGATCCCACCACTTGGGCTTCTGCGGCTGCGGCGGAGCGGCGGCCTGCTGCTGAGCGGCCTGCCACTTGCGGAACTGGTCGGCGTTGCGAGCGTACTCCGACGCATACTCCTGGTACTGCCGGAGCTGCTGCTGGGCCTGACCGAAACCGTGGTAGGTCTGGTACAGGTTGCGGGCGATGGAGATGTCGTCCTGCCCGCGGAACTCAGGCAGCGACTTAAACGCGTCATACACGCTGCCCTGCGGCTGCGGAGACGCTTGCGTATCAGGCGAGTTGTCAACGATCTGCGGGGACGAATCAGACTCAGGGGCTTCCGCTACCTGGGACTGGATGTCTTCGTCGCTCATTACTTTCCTCTCTGACGGCAAAGGGGGTGCCTGAGGAAAGAGTGCCCCGGTGCGTCAATCCGCAAACGGATTTTTCAGCGTGCGTACCCAACTCGCACCTGGGGCGAGTTGCGAAGGCGGCGAATCACATCGCCGGCCTGGTCGATGAGATCAGTGCGTGCGCCAGCGCCGTAGCGCATTCGTTCCGCGCCGCGCAAGGCAGGCCGCCCTATGACGTCCACGCCAGGCATGGCCGCGTAGTCAACGAAGGCCCCCTTGATTGGGCCAAGCTCGCGGTACAGCCGGTCATACGCGGGCTGGATGGGATACCCCACCTCCGGGAAAAACGCCGCAGGCACCGCCGCGGCAAGCCTGCTCGCCGTCTCGCTGGCGGGTCGCGGAACATCCCCGTCGGACGAAAGCGCTTCCATGGCGTGCATCAACGCCTGCTCAGGAACGAGCATCGCCTGCATGCCGATGTGGCGACTCTCTGGCTCAGACGACGCCCACTCGCCGGCCCGTGCAAGACCTCCGAGATACCCAAGCTGCATGCTGCGGCCGGCTGCACCGCTGCGGTCCGCGAATCGTACCCCATCCCGGGCCGCCATCTCCTGGTCAACTTCGCGACCAGACAAGCCGGGGTATTGACCCTGGCGCATCATCCTCTCGGCGTGCCGGGCCCCAGCGGCGACATGAGCCAGGCGGTGCAGGTCCAGGGATCGCTGGGCGGATTCGATGTCGGAAACGTCGGCGCGGGCGTCTTCGTACACCTTGCGGTTGTACGCCGCATCGTCCGGATGCAGTGGGACACGCCAGCGGAAGTCCATCGTCAGCTCATCAGGGCACGGATGGCCGCGCCGTAGATGTCCGACTGGCTCTTCATCCGCATCAGCTCCTTCTCATGCTCCAGGCGGCGGGCTTCCCGGGCCTGGCTAGCACGGGACCGCATCTCGCCGTCGATGGCGCTGTTGACCTGGCCCGCGGCGGCACCGAGCTGGCCGAAGTGTTGCCGAGCGCCCATCTGGGCCGTCACCGCTGGGTGGACGCCGCCCATGGAGTCGATGGCGTCTCCTCGCTCGCGGAGCCTGCGGTAGTAATCCTGGGCACGCTGCTGCCCCACAGCAGCCTGCTCGCGACGGATCTGAGCCAAAACGCCTTCGTCTTCGTCCATGGTGGTCCTCCGTTACCTATTGCCCTCTTTCCTCGCACGGCGAATCGCAAGCCGGACGAGCTGCTCTGCGGCAAGACGCATGAATGGAATCACGGTCTTCTTCCGGCCATGCTCCTCCCGGAGCCAGCCAACTATTGTGTCAATGTTCTGCAGGCACCACTCAACACCCATGCGGTCCATGAACCTGGCGCGGCGCTCGCACTTGCAGCCTTTGCGGCGCTTAAACCCCATGCCGTTCAGGATCGCCTTGAGTTCTGTGCCGGCACCGCCAGGCGGCTGAGAGTCATACTTGGCCCGCAGGGCTTCGTATTCCTCAATCGGCAGCTCCAGCTTCCCGTCAGGGCGCAGCCGCGACCTGGAGATCACATCCTCCACGTAACCGGGAGGCCTCATGTGGGCCCAGTTCTGCAGGGAGGCCAGGCGAATCGTTACGGTGGGCATGCGTCACACAAGGAGAACTGATTGCTTTGGTTTGCCCTTTGACAATCGTCGTACAACTGCTCGGTGCAAATCTCTTCCTCTGTGCCCGGGTTCTCGTAGCATGCGCCGGTGTCTTCGACGGTGTTCTTGCAAATCCCGTCGCAGCACAGAACGATGGCCTCCACGCCGTCGCCGGCGGGAACCCGGTCGTCGTCGCCCGGAGTGCCCTCCGGGACACGCAGGCAGTCGCCCCCGCTAAAACCTATGTAGGCATACCCCTCCGGGCAGCAATACGCCTGCCCGTTGACAACCAGCGAGCCGTAGCCGGGGTCTGAGCATCCAATGTAAGGCTCACAGTCTCCGTCCGTTTGGCACGGTGGGTCACCGCAGCATCGGCATACCATCACTGGGTACCTCGCATCGTCAGCAGTTCCATGCTCGCCTGGCCTTCCGTAGCCGACTGTTGGGGTCTTTGGCAGCCTCTGGCCACATCTTCATCTGTCCGGCACTCCTGGCACAGAACGAATCCCGGCGCGGCCCGCCTTCCGGCTGAGGTGCCTTGAGATTCCCTCCCGTCTCACGGTTGTAGGCCGCACGGCCTTTGGCATTGAGCCCGCCGTCTGGGTCCTGGCCTTCCTTGCGAGTCCATGCCGGGGATCGGAGGCGGCGGATGTTGTCCTCACTTGCCACTGAGCTTCTCCCACTGCTTTTGGTCTGGGTAGCCCTTGTCCCCAGGTTTGGCGGGCTTCTCGCCGCGCTCACGCTTGGCGTGGATGTTTGCCCACAGGCCCTTGAGCTTGCGGATCTTGTCGCCGTTCTCGTCCATCAGTCCTCCATCCAGTCGTCTGAGAAGAGGAAGTAGTAGGGGTCATCCATCACTGGTCGTCCTGCATCAGGGCAGGGGCCATGAGTGGCGGTAGGAGGCCGAACTTGCGGAGGATTTGGATGCGATCTTCGGTGCCGGGGAACATCACGTAGTTGCGGGTGGCCCCCTTGCCAGCGGCGCGTGAATGCTGGTCTAGGTAGCGAACTCCAGGTATGCCACGCTCCAGCAAGACCCTGGAAGCGTCTGCCGCGGATCCACCAAGGTTATCCTTTGCCCGGAACAGGGCGTTCGATCCACGCCATCCCTCTTGGCCGAACGTGAAGTGCGACGGGGCCCGGCCGTAGCTGCCCAGCATGTCCTGGATCGCCCGGGGCTGGTCAACCACCGGGGTGTCCAGGTCAAGCAACGCCTCTTCTGGCACGCCCAGCTCTACTTCATACATGTGGCCGGATCGCTTTGGTAGCGGCTGTTCTACATCCAGATTAGTCAGGTGGTTGATGATCTTGTTCCATCTTGATTCCGCCTCCGGAATGCCGGCCGCCTCGTCACGGCTTTCAATCGCCCAGTCCAGCGCCCTACCGATCCCGACAGCACGGTTTCCACCCGCCTCTTCCGTATGCCGTCGCCAGAACTCCAGCGCATCTTCATGCGGCGTGCGTCGGAGGGCAGACAGCGACTTGCGATACGTGTCGGCCGTATCCTCCGCCCCGGCAAAGTACAAGCCGTGCCCGTAAACCTGCGCGCCCTCTCCAGTGCCAATCTTGGACGCGTCAAACCTGTCAAAGTCATACGGGCTACCGTGGTACGCCCTGATCGACCCGCGGGCGGCATCCGCAGTCTCGGAGATCAGCTTTCGCAGCTTGCTGAGATCAGCCATCGACGCGCCTCACATCAGACCCCCTAAGGATCATTGCGATATGACGAACGTCGTTCCGCCAGGAATGCCAGTCGCACGCATGACCGACGACGAAGTGACAGTCGCGGCAGAACGTAATCAGGTTGGTTGGGGCCAGCTCGTCACCGCCGGCATGCACCGGGTGGATGTGGTGGACTTCCAGATCTACATCCCGGCCGCAGCATTGGCAGATCGGCTGGACGGCCAGGTGTTTCCTGCGGGCCGCGGGCCACTTCCCAGAGCGGGACAGGGCCTGGACGACGTTCCAGAGACAGGACAGCGGGTTGGCCATACAGACCAATGCACCCGGCGTCTTGCAACAAACTCAGGCGTGGTTTTCTTGCCGCCAGAACCACGCGGCGCTAGAGGGTTGGAAAACTCCGGGCGGGCGACCACGTGGAGGAAAACCACGGGAAAGTAGGGGTTTTTGAAAAGTCCAGGAGGGGGATTGACAATAAACCACTCAGGTCTTGGGGGGCCTCCGGGGGTGGTCTTCATCCCCTCGGCAATCGTCGCAACCCGTGACGCCGCAACGGGTTAGCCGTTCGGCCGGTCAAGCACCGCCGAAAGCCGGGCCGCTGGTACGTGGCAAGGCCTGTCGCCACGGGCCCGGGCGGGATGCGGTGCATCGCCCTCCCCTAGTCCAGTGTCCGGCCTGCGGTCACCCGCTGCCGGTTCTAGTCCAGGTGCCGTCCACCGCCTGGTGCCGGTCGTCGTCGCGTCCGCCTGGTGGCGGGCGTGGTGTACGGGTCCCGTGCTGAGCGGGCACGGGTCGCCCGCGGGTCGCCTGTCCGTCGCCTCCGACGGCTACCCCCCGCGGTAGGCTCGCCCGGTGCGGCCTGCTCATGGGCACGGCGGCGGGCGTCTGCGGTCTGCCGCTGGTCGCGGCGTGTACGGTGAGCCGCTGGGCGTGCCATGCGGCGTCGTCCCCTCAGGCCTCGTCCGGCCATGGGCCGGGCTGGCTGCACCGCCGGGGGTGCGGTGCGGTTGCATCGTCCGCCGGGCTGCGGGTGGGTCGCCTTGTGCGGCGCTCTCTCACCCGCAACCCGGTACGCTCAGCGACCGGCGTAGTACTCGGCCAGTTGGTCGCGGTAGTGGGTCAGGTCCGCCCCCTCCCGCCATACCGGGCCGCTGCGAGCCGCGAGCGTGGCGTCCATGTTGGGATCGGTCGCCAGCCGTGCGAAGCGGGCCCCTGCCACGGGCGTGGGCGTGGCCGGTCCGCTCCCGTAGACGCTGGGGGTGTGTCCCGGCTCGGCAAGGGCCCCCGGTCCGATCCCGTGGGCGGCGTGGATACGATCCACCGGCACCCCCAGACGATCCGCGTCGTCCGCCATGTCCGCGGGGCTGGGGGTTGTGCTGCGGCCCAGTGCCACGTTGACCACGTGGGCGTCCGCCTCGGCCTGTAGGCCCCGGCTGGCCCTCTGGCGTGATGCCCGGGCGGCATGGTCCAGCGTATGCCAGCCCTGCCGCTGGGCGAAGCGGGCCATGATGCGGGCCGCGTGGGCTGGGCCTTCGACCGGAACCCGGTAGGGTTTGGTCCTCTTCAGGATTGCGAGCATGGCGGTCTGTGCCATGTCGTCTGCCCGGGCGTGGTCGATTCCGGCCCGCACGGCCTGCGATGCGATGATGCCACGGGCAAGGGTCCAATCGGCGGCGGGGAAGTCTGCGAACATGGTTCCTATCCTCTGGGGTTTGGCTGCGGTGACTGCCGCAGCATGTGACGATCATAGGGGAAGGCGTGTTACGTTTCAAGCCCCCCCTGTCTTACAATGTGGCAAGGCCCGGTGTCATACCCTCCGCCACTGCCA